CACGTACCCACTCCCTCGGCGGGTAGCCGTTTCGATGTCGCGTCACGTATCGCGGTACCTAGCAGGCAGGTTAAAGCCGAATCATTCATTTTAGCATGGAGAAACCGTATGTCTTACGGAACGAATGCGCCTAATGGTTTTCAGCCCGTCAAAAAACTTGATGGTTCTGCTTGGACTGGCGCGACAAATCCTTATGAAATTGTGACCACCTACGCGACTGCAATCTTCCGTGGCGACCCCGTCACGATTGGCTCGTCCGGCTTCCTCGAAGTTGGCACGGCAGGCAACACCTGCGTTGGCGTATTCTGGGGCGTCAAGTGGACCGACTCGACTGGCCGCGTGCGCTTTGAGAACTACTGGCCGGGCAATCCGGGCGTACTCACCGGCTCGACCGTTGAGGCTCTCGTGATCGACGATCCGGATACCGTGTTCTCGGTTCAGGAAACCAGCGGAACTGGCACTGCCGGCACTCCGATTGCCCTCGCTGATCGCGGCCTGAACATCAACTTCCTCTACACTGCTGGTTCGACTGCAACGGGTTCGTCCGCTGTTTCGATCAACAATGCCTCGGAAGCTGCCACTAGCACGCTGAACTGCAAGATTCTCCAGCTCGACCCCACCCCGGGTAACGCTGTTGGTGCCTTTGCTAACTGGCTCGTCGTCCTCAATAACCACCTCTACAAGGGTGGCGTGACTGGCCTCTAATCGGTCTAGCAAGGAGATTTGAAAAATGGCTATTAATACAACCGCAATCCGCGACCTGCTCCGGCCCGGTTTGGCTGCCGTCTTCGGCGACTATCCGATGTATCCGGGCCAGTGGTCGGAAATCTTCGAGAAACATTCGTCCGATAAGGCCGTTGAAATCGAAGTCGAAGTCAAGCTGCTCGGCTTGGCGCAGATCAAGGCAGAAGGCGCTTCGACCGCTTACGGCGAAATGGGCCAGCGCTATGTAACGAACTACGTGAACCGTTACACCAGCATTGGTTTCATCATCACCCGTCAGGCGATCAAGGACAACCTGTACCAGTCGTCGTTCCCGCTGCAGGCGAAAGCTCTTCGCCAGTCGATGGAGCAGACCAAGGAAGTTCTCGGCGCATCCGTGCTGAACAACGGCTTCTCGGCCAACTTCCCCATCGGTGACGGCCAGCCCCTGTTCTCGACGGCTCACCCCATCGAAAACGGTGTTGTTGCCAATACCTTTGCGGTGCAGGCTGACTTGAACGAAACGTCGCTTCAGGATGCCATCGTTGGCGTTCAGCGCTTCCGTGATGCTGCGGGTCTCCGCATCATGACCAAGCCTACGAAGCTCATCGTTCCCGCTGAACTGCAGTGGACGGCAACCCGCCTGCTCCAGTCGCAGTTCCGCGTCGACACGGCGAACAACGACATCAACGCGATCTACAACAACTCGGCGGTTCCGCAGGGTCATCGCGTTAACATGTTCCTCACGGACACGAACTCGTGGTTCCTGCTCACCGACGCTCCGAATGGCTTCAAGCACTACGAGCGTGAAGCTCTGGAAACCGATGTCTACACGGACTTCGACACCGACAACCTCAAGGCGAAAGCCATCGAGCGTTATTCGTTCGGCTGCTCGAACTTCCGCGCAGGCTGGGGTTCACAGGGCGCTTCCTAATCGGCCTCAGGGGGGTGGCATCCGTCACCCCCTAAATATGGAGAAAATTCATGACTCATTTCTCTGACGGCGTTCGGGAAGGCAGAAACTTCGCCAACAACGGAACCGCTACCGAGCCCGGCGTTCGGATGTCTCCGATCAATGTGTACAACGTGGTCCCGGCTGCTTTGGTTGTAAACGGCATCTGCGCTCAGCAGACGCTGGGAGCGGCTGGTAACGCCCTGCTGAACGGCTCTCTGGCTTCGGGTAGCACCGTAACCCTCGACGTTCCCCGGAACGTCGTTGTCGACGCTGCTGGCGCTGCTACGGCTGTGCTGACCATCACGGGTACTGATGTCTACGGCATTCCGATGTCGGAAGCGATTACCCTGAATGGCACGACTGCGGTCGCTGGCAAGAAAGCGTTCAAGACGATCACCCGCGTTGCAGCTTCGGCTGCTGCCACCGATTTCTTCGTGGGCACTGGTGACATCTTCGGCCTTCCGATCCGCGCAAACACCCGCAACTACGTTCTGACCGCATGGAACGGCGCATTCGTAACGACCGGCACATTTGCTGGTGCCGACGCGACTGCTGCCACGACCACGACCGGCGACGTTCGTGGAACCTACGCGGTTCCCGATGCTGCCGATGCGGTGAAGCGCCTGACCGCTTGGGTCTTCGTCTTTGATGATGACACTCAGGCTGGCATCTACGGCGTGCCACAGGCATAATGATTGGGGCGGCCTACGGGTCGCCCTAGTTACATGGAGACGGCTATGCGGTCGAAGAAGGACTTTCAGTTCAAGGCAAAGCATAAGAACCCCAAGGGTGGTCTCAATGAGGCTGGCCGGAAGGCGTATAATGCAGCCACTGGCAGCAATCTAAAACGCCCGCAGCCGGAAGGTGGATCTCGCCGCGACAGCTTTTGCGCCCGAATGAAGGGCATGAAAAAGAAGCTGACGTCGGCCAAGACCGCAAACGATCCGGATAGCCGGATCAATAAATCACTCAGAGCATGGAATTGCTGACATGAAGGTATGGCAAAAAACTCGTCCTGAATCTCTCGGCAAGCCAAAGCCGCTGTCCCCCGCTCAAAAATCATCCGCGAAAGCTGCTGCCAAAAAGGCCGGGCGTCCTTACCCGAATCTCGTTGATAATATGCGTGCGGCCCGGAAGAAAAAATAAGGATTTATAGACATGATCACCAGAGCTTACCAAAATTCCAAAGGCGAACGTCAGGAAGTAACGCTGCCCGTTGAAGCGTGGGAAAGCATTACCGAGGTGGACCTTGCAAATATCCTTGGATTTGCCGAGGAACCTGAGGTAGAACCCGCTCCTGAAGCAGTGGAGGCTCCAGTTAAGAAAAGGCGGGCAAAATGAAGCCGATTGTACAGACGCTGACAGACGCATCTGCTGGTGCGAAAACGTCCAATCCGATCATCATGGATTATTTTGGCAAGCCGGAAGTCTCTCTTCAGGTCGTCGTAAGCGGCGTCGTAAACTGGACCATTCAGCAGACGCTGGATGATCCGAATAACGGCGGCACAGTTACATGGTTCCCCCACCCTGACACGAATCTGGTCGCGCAGACCGTTAACCGTCAGGGCAACTACGCTTACATTCCAGTGTCTGTTCGGCTTCTGCTCAATAGCGGGTCGGGATCAGCAACGCTCACCGTCGTCCAGACCGGGATCTAATCTATGGCCGTAGGGCTCTACAGCGGCGTATCTGGGCTTGCGGTAGGTGTCGGCCTATACAAAGGCGTATCCGGCCTGTGGGGTGGCTCCAGCGGCCTTATCAATGGCTTTGGAGGAAGCGGCCCGTTCCCCGGCGCTTCGCTGTACCTCGACTTCCTCACGCCCCCGCTTGACAGCCGCATCACCTTCTCACGCGGCACCAACGCCACGCTGGTCGACAGCACGGGGAAGATCACTTACGCACCTGCGAACGTACTGCTGCGGTCAGAAGAGTTTGACAACATAGCTTGGACGAAAACATCAGGTGGCCTTGGTGTTGTCCCCGTGGTTACCGCTAACGCTGATGTCGCACCGGACGGAACTACTACCGCCGACCGCATTCAGTTTTCAGTTCCCGGCAATACCAGCGGATCGGGGGATTTTTCTGTTGTTGTGCAAATACCTGCAGGAAGCGGTCCTGCGTTGTGTAGCTCTGTGTGGATGCGATCAAACACAGGCACTAACCAGACGGTCTTTATTCGCGCTGGTGACACCTTCCTATCGCTAACCGTAACGCCCACTTGGCAACGCTACAGCGTTACACAGTCGACGGCATCCACGGCATTTACCTTTAACATTGGTATTCGCGGCTCGGTTACGCCTAATGTCACGAGTGCCGACGTCCTAGTCTGGGGCGCACAACTCGAACCCGTCACCTACCAGACCACGCCCGGCCCCTATGTCGCCACAACAGCCTCGGCCTATTACGGCCCCCGCTTTGACTATGATCCTGTCACGCTGGCACCTCGCGGCCTGCTGATCGAGGAAGCGCGGACGAACTTGCTGACCTATTCGGAGCAGTTCGATAATGCTGCTTGGGTAAAGCAAAACGCTACCGTCACAGCTAACGCCACAGCCTCGCCTGACGGAACAACGAACGCAGATACCGTTGTCAGCAACGCGACAAATGGCCGCCACACCATAGACAACACCGTTGCGGGGGCTACGGCTGGCGCGACATACACAATGTCGATCTACGTCAAGAAAGGCACTCAGCGGTACTGCATCTTCGGTGATGCTGGCGACAGTTCATGGCGTTTGATTACGTTTGACTTTGATACCCAGACGATCACCGGCACGGCTAACGTAACATCCTCTTCGGCTACGGCTGCGGGTAATGGCTGGTTTCGCCTAGTCGTTACGGCTACCCGCGCCTTGACTGCAAGCTACCAGATTTTTGTCGGGTTTTCGAACGCCAGCACAAACGCCTCGCCTCCGTCGTATGTTGGCAGCACGTCAGACACGTTTTATGCCTACGGCGCACAACTCGAAGCAGGCGCATTTGCCACCAGCTACATCCCCACGGTTGCCTCTACGGTTAGCCGCTCGGCTGACGTTGCGACCATGACGGGGACGAACTTCTCTAGCTGGTATAACCAAGCAGAGGGGACGTTTGTCGTAGGCTATGACCAGCTTTCTGCCGACAATCGCGACATCTTCACAGCAGCTAGCGCTGGCGGCCTTTTCAACCCCGGCTCTGTAGGCATCTATGGATCAGGGACCACTATGGTGGGCTACGTTAGATCGTCTAGCGCGTACACCGCTCAGCCCAGCATACCAACCACTTTAGGGAACAACACGCCTATTGTGGCTGCGGTAGCTTACAAAGTTGATAGCGTGGCCCTGTCTACACAGGGGATTACCCCCGTCGTAGCTACGCCGCCAAACGCGATGCCAACCACGGTGGTTGAGCTGAAGATTATGGGCGCGGGAGTAACCGGCTCTGGTAAGAACGGCCACATCCG